CCCCCCCCCCCCCTTGCGCATGGTCTCGCCCCTGCGCAGGTAGTGGGGGCTCGGCTACCTGCGCGTGCGCTCGCGCTCGAAGAGGGGGGAGGCTACGTAGGGCTTTCCCATCCCCCAGCCTGCCCCCTCTTGGGATTCGCCAGCCCTGAAATCCGTCCGGGGTGGATTTCATCCGAAACAATCCAGCCCCCTCCCGCAAGGTCACGCACCTGCGCCAGGACTGGGGCATGACCCTGTTCAATCCCCGCCTGCGTTCACCCCGAGTGAACACGCGCATGACTGCCAAAATGGCAGGCCCTGCCAGAACGGCAGCTCGTTCCCGTTCGACTGCCAGAATGGCAGGCCGATGGAACACTTGGAACGCGGGATTCCGAACTTGACAGGGGCAGCGAATAGCTGTAGCCTTCGCTGCTGCCCATGAACGAGCCCACCGACCAGGGGGGTGCGCGAGCACTCCGTCCGTTCGACCCCGAGCGCCAGCGCACGGGGCTCTTCACGTTCACGCGCGATCCGAGCGAGACGCCGCCGATCGAGACGTTCCGCGACGTGCTCGCGATCCGCGCGGCCTCCGGCCTCTCGGGCGACGAGCTGCGCGACTTCTGGATCGAGGTGTGGCACCGCGAGCACTTCAACCTCGACACGCTCTACCCGTTCATCGTGCGCGTTGCGTGGCGACTCACTCGTGCGTTGGCCATCGCGAAGGGCCGACTGCCGCTCGACTCGTTCTTGAACGAGATGAACCAGGAAGAGTGGACGGTCCCGAGCAAGGGACTGGTGGCGGGGCATCAAGCGTCGCTCGAACGCTCGCTCACGATTCACGAGACGGCGCTCACTCCGCCCGCAGTGCCGGTCGAGTGGACGGACGGCTCGAAGGACGTGAGCTTCTACGACGCCGCGGGCGATGCGCAGCTCTGCGAGTTCGTCGATCGCATCGGTTCACTCTCGCGCAGGCTCGGCATCGGGATGCGCAAGGAGGGGCGACTCGGGCTCGCGCCGCTACTCGAAGTGGACATGACGCGCTCGGCGTGGCCGACGCCGCGCGAGATCATGGCGTTCGAGTCGGTGATGGCCGACGAAGCGTGCCAAGCTCTGCTCGCGCACGGAACGCTCGGCGCGCGACGCGAGTTGCAGAAGGTGCATGGCTTCAACGAAGAGGAAGTCAACTCGATGCTGCTGCTCGCGCGTCGCGCGATGAAGGGCATCCGCACCGGATCGGACGGCGACAGCGACAAGGCCATGATGGTCGCGCGACTCGAAGACCTCGCGGCGCGCTGCCGACAGAACCTCGACCTGCGCGCGGAGCTGATGGTCTACAAGACGCTCTCGGTCGTGCAGGGACTCACGAAGACGCAAGGCGCGGACGAAGACGTGGACGACATGGTGGATGTCGCCGCCGAGGTCGCGAAGGAAAACGAGACGCCGATGCTGCCGGACGGTGGCGACGGCGACGAAGACGAGGACGACGAGTGAACTACTGGCGCTTCAAGATGCTCTACCGCATCGCCGAGCGTCGGCCGCGCCGCGTCTCGCTCGTCGCGAGCGTCAACGGACTGGTCGCGGTGCTCGGGCTGCTACGACGAACTTGGGCAGTCGTCTGGCGGTCTGGCACCGCGGCCTTCTTCACTCGACGACGGGCAGCGGATGAACGCCGCGCATCGAGTGGGTGCAGTCGTCGCAGTACGCGATGGTCCCATCGGTGACGAAGAAGTGGCACACGAACTCCAACTCCTGTCCCCACCGGCAGCGCACGCTCGGCGTCAAGGTCGGCGCGTCGAGACTGCCGTTCCAGCCCCACACGGGTTCCTTCGGCCCCTTCACGACCGCGGAGTGCGCCGAACCACACGCGGGACACTCGAAGAGCAAGTAGGTCTTGCCGTCACCCTCTGCCAGCCAGGATCTCATCGTGGAGCCTCATGGCGAGAGGTAAACCTGCCGCGTGGCCCGAAGCCCTTGCGGGGAACCCATCCCCCGTGACCTTGGGAGAGAGCATCGTCGTGCGAGGTCACACAGCGCGACCACGCGGCATTGAGAGAATCCTACCAGACCCTGCCGGGGAGTGGTAGGATTCACGGACCGAAATCCGGTTTTTTCTCGAAAGGACACCATGCCGAACCAGACCGTCAACTGGAAGTACCTCCAAGACCAGCTCGGGCACCAGCTCGCCACCGGCCTCCAGGGCCTCGTCGAGGGCGCCGCGAGCGACGTGCAGACCTACGCGAACGCCATCTCCGCCGAGCTGGTCGTCGCGCTCTCCACGGGCGACAAGAACGCCGTGCGCGAGTTGCAGGCGCAGCTCAAGCTCCTCGCGGAGAAGAACCGCGTGAAGCTCGCGCAGGGCAAGGAGCAGTTCGTGCTCTCGCTCATCGGCGTCGCGCTCAACGCGGCGACCGGCGGGCTGATCGCCGCGGGCGCGCAGCTCGGGAAGGCGGGCGCGTGATGAACAGCATCCCGCTGCTCAAGTCGAAGAAGGCGTCGATGGCGCTCGCGTGCGCGGTGCTGTCGTTCCTCTGCGTCAAGTCGGGCTTCACCACGGAGCAGACGGCGCTCGTCGTCGGCCCGCTGATGGCCTACATCCCGATCGAGGGCGCGATCGACCACCGACGCGCGAAGAACCCCGCGCCCGTCGCGGAAGGCAAGCCGTGATCGACGCTCTCAACCTCTGCGAGCGCTGCCAAGCAGCTCCTCGTCGCAGTCAGCAGGCCAACTGCCGCTACTGCGAGAGCTGCCGCTTGGTGGTGACTCGCGAGGTTGAAGAGCGGGCTCGTGCTCGCTACCGAGTGAAGCCGAGCTGGAAGGCCGCTTCCATGCGCGCCACGCGCAAGTACGAGTACGGCATCAGCGACGACGCCTATCAGGCGCTCGTGCAAGCAGAGGATGGTCGGTGCGCTATCTGCAAGGAAGCCGCCAAGCTACACTTAGACCACGATCATCAGACCGGGAAGATTCGCGGGCTGCTATGCGGCGCGTGCAATCGCGCCATCGGCATGATGCAAGACAATCCGGCTCGCCTGCGGGCTGCTGCCGCTTACTTGGAGGAGCGCTGATGGAAGCCGCCTTTGCTTGGATCGGAAAACTCGCGGAGTTTTTCGGCGCGCTGTTCCCGCGCTTGCTGATCGTGAAGTCCTCTCACCGCACGGTGAAGTACGTCCGAGGCAAGAACCGCGTGCTGCTCGAACCCGGCGTTCACTTCTACTGGCCGGTCGTCACCGAGATCGAGAGCTGCGCCGTCGTGCGCCAAGTGCTCGTGCTCAAGACGCACGTTCTCGAAACCGAGGACGGCGTGACGGTGGTGGTCGGCGGGCTGGTCGTCTACGAGATCGACGATGCCGAGACGTTCCTCGCCGACAACGAGAACGCCTACGACACGATCGACGACGTGGCGACGGCCGCAATCCGCAAGGTCGTGATCTCGTCGAAGCTCGACGAGCTGCGCCAGGGCCGCGCGAAGCTGGATGCTCGCCTCACTCGCGAAATCCAGAAGCTGCTGCGCGACTTCGGCGTCACGGTCGAGTACGCTCGACTAACCGATTTCGCACGAGTTCGGGCCTACCACCTGTCCGGCGGGCCACTCACCCAAGTTGACACCTACGAAGGGAAGCACCAATGAAGAAGATCCTGTGTGCGCTCGCCTTGAGCGTCGTCGCCGCGTGCGGCGCGCTCGGTACGAGCACCGGCTACAGCCGGGACAACATCCGTGACGCCGTGGAGATCGTGGTCGAACGCCACGACACGTACGTCAAGGCCGACCCGAAGCTCACGCTCGAACAGCGCGTGGCCTTCGAGCACGAGAGCTTCCAAGTGCTCTCCTGCCTCCAGTTCGATCCGGTGCCCGCCACCATGCTCCAGGACGCGCTGCCGCCCGTGCTCGATCGCACGGAGGCGTACGTCAACGCCGACACGGCGTTGTCTGCGCCCGCGCAGGTGCAACAGCTCCGCACCGTCATCCTTCTCCGTACCCTGATCGAACCCCGGAAGTGATCCCCATGTCGAACCAGCAGACCGATCCGCGCGACGAGCGCATCGAACACCTCGAACAGGAAGTCCGTGACCTCAAGCTCTCCTTCGCGCTCCAGTTCGGCAACGACAAGGTTGCCGGTGCGCTGTTGACCACGCTCACGGCGATGGCGAAGGACGTGCATGAGATGAAGACGGCCATGTTCGGTGACTCCGCGCAGGCCGGGCTTCTGGTTCGACTGGACCGACTCGAACAGTGGTCGCACACGGCGCGCTGGGCGATCGGCGTGCTCTTCGTCGCTGGCGTCGGCGAACTCGCCTACATCATCTTCCGGCACTGATCCATGCGTACCGCCCCCCTCGCACGCTACAAGCACAACTTCGTTGCGTTCACGCACGAGTTGACCCCGCTCGTTCTCAACGAGAACGAGCAGAAGGTCTTGAGTCAGTTCGAGAACGGAATGCGCCGAGGTCTAGGCTTCCACGCTTGGGCCAGCGACGGGCTCTGCCGCGCGCTCTACTTGAGCTACGCGGTGATCCTCTGGCGCACGCTCTGCTTCGAGGGTCAACTCACGGGCATCTACGGCAAGAGCAAGACGAAGGCTCTGCCGTGGATCAACGGGCTCTCGATCTTCGTCAACCGCTGCGACCCGCTGATCCGCACGCAGCTCATGTTCGACGTGACGCAGCCTCGCGTCACGCTCTCGAACGACGAGTTCTGGCGCATCATCCTCTTCAATCCCAACGAGAGCGAAGAGCAGGCCGCAAAGGAACACCTCACGAACGTCGTCTACTACGACTTCAACCGGATCCCCGAGTGGCTGATCCGTGAAACCCAGCGTTCACTGGATCGACCCAACGCGCCGCAGACCTGCACGCTGGCGATCCTCATGCAGAAGCCCACCAACCTGCCGGTCGCTCCGCCGACCGAGCCTCCGCCCTACGTAGATGGCTCGTCAGACACCGACGACTAAGCTCTGGAAGCGGATCTATGCCGAGTGCCGCGCGGACATCTTCGCGCTGTGCCGGTACATGAACTTCCGCCCGACGCCGCAGCAGCGTCAGGTGCTCCAGCTCGCGCAGGACGGCAACCTGCGCATGGCGGTGAAGTCTGGCCAAGGGCCGGGCAAGACGACGTGCTCCGTCATCATCGGCATCTGGTGGACGCTGCGCTACGTTGACTCGCAGACCATCATCACCGCGCCGTCGATGAAGCAGTGCAAGGACGTGTGGCTGTCCGAAGCGCGTCGTCGCATGAAGAGCGCGCACCCGCTGCTCAAGAAGTTCATCAAGGTCACGAAGTCGCGCGTCATGTTCGGCGGCGCGAAGCACCCGAACTGGCGCTGCCTGCCGATCACCGCGACGAACGCCGAAGCGTTCCAGGGCATCCACGAGTCGCACTTGAACGCGATCGTCGAGGAAGCCTCGGGCATGTCGCACGAGATCATCGAAGCGCTCAAGGGCACGGTGTCGAACACGGCGTCGGAGTACGACACGACGGCGACCGAAGGCTCGATCTTGATGATCGGCAACCCAAACACGCGCGACTGCGCGTTCTTCGACTGCTTCAACAAGGACCGCGCGCGCTGGGCGTGCCTCACGTTGAACGCCGAGGAGTCGCCGATCGTCTCGAAGCGCAAGATCCGCGAGCACGAAGAGGAGTTCGGCCGCGACTCGGACTTCTTCCGCGTGCGCGTGCTCGGCGAGTTCCCGAGCGCCGACCCGAACTGCGTCATCAACCCGGAAGACCTGGAGTTCTGCGCGACGCGCGTTGGCTTCTTCACCGCGGCGAACGTCTACCCCGGCAAGCAGTTCGGCATCGACCTCGCGCGCTTCGGCTCCGATGAGTCGGCGATCTACCAGCGCATCAACGGGCTCGTGAAGGCGTACAAGGTCTTCGCGAAGACCGACCCTGCCGACGTGATCCGCTTCGCGTTCAACATGCAGGCGCAGAGCGGTTGGAAGGACAGCGAGTGCGTCTACGTCATCGACGCGGGCGGCATGGGCCAGGGCGTCATGCACGTCCTGCGCGACGCGGCGAAGCACTGGTTCGAGTTCCACTTCAACTCGAAGCCGTACCGCCGTCGCGTCTTCAAGGACCGCATCACCGAGGCGTACTTCATGGTCGCGAAGATGGCCAAGGCGCGCAACATCAAGGTGCCGAACGACCGGCACCTCATCCAGCAGCTCTCGACGAGGCAATACAAGACCGACAAGGACGGCCTGCTCGTGCTGGAGGACAAGGAGGCGTACAAGAAGCGCACGAAGATGCCGTCGCCGGACCGCGCCGACGCCTTCGTCCTGGCGTGCTACCAGAACGCGCTGGTGCAGGCCCAGGTCGTCCAGAAGGGCGACGCCGACCATCGCGTCGGACCGAAAGTTGAGGTAAGCTGATACCGTGAAGTGCAACTGCCCTCGCCAGGAAGAACTGCGCACACTGCGGACGTACGAAGCAGGCAACACCGGCGGCACGTCGGAGATGTCGTGCCCGTGCGGAAAGCGCTTCACTTGCGTCAAGATCCTGCTGCACGAGATCGAGAAGCGAGGCCAGGGAGCCTTCGCCGTCGCGCAGCAGATGAAGCAAGGCCGCATTCCCCCGATCCAACCACTGCCCACCACCGAGGAACGTGATGTCGAAGAAGAATGAGCGTCAGCTCGAACTGGAGTCGTTCGAGAAAGCCGTCAAGCAGGCCACGAAGGTCCGCGAAGCGAACCGCAAGCTGCGCGAGCAGTACGGCTCCGACAAGAAGCTCCAGTCGATGATGCGCGAGCGGCTGATCGCCGACCTCCAGCGTGTCTTCGAGAGCGTGGCGAACCCCTACCGCGGCTACGCGGCCTCGCGCCAGCGCTACCGCAAGCTCGGGCACTACCCCGAGATCATGGTCGAGGACTTCTTCGGCAACCACGAGGAGTTCCAACGGGCAGCTAATCTTCGCGATTCGAGAACCACGACGAAGGTGCGCAACACCGCGGCGCGGCTGCACACGCACCAGCAGATCGCCGAGTACGCGCAGAAGCACGTCCTCGCGCACACCGGGCTCTACGATCGCACGCGCAAGCTGGCCACGAAGGAGCACGTCGATGTCGTGATCGGCAGCGACTTCCATTCGTGGTTCGTCGATCCGTTCGCGATGGACGTGTTCATCGACACGATCGAGATGGTGCAGCCCGAGATCGTCGTGCTCAACGGCGACGTGTTCGACTTCCCGCAGATCAGCCGCCACCGGCAGATGCCGGGCCACTTCCACCTCAACCTGCACGAGGAGCGCCGCTTCGGCCAAGAGCAGATCCTGCGCCGCGTGCGCAACGCAGCGCCGGACGCGACGATCTACTTCGTCATCGGCAACCACGAGTACCGTCTCGTGACGTACCTCGCCGACGCCGCGCCGCGTCTGGCTGGTCTCCCCGAGCTGGAGTTCGACACGTTCCTCGGCATCCACGAGTTCGAGATGAACCTCGTGTGCCAATCGAGCTTCCTCGCGCCGACCGCCAACGCGCGCAAGCTCGACAAGCGCGACAACTGGCTCAAGCTCTTCGACTGCTACGTGGCCACGCACGGCACGAGCTGCGCGAAGATGGCTGCGGACGTGGAGTTGAACGGCGCGTTCCGCATGAGCGGCACGAGCGGCCACACGCACCGCCCGCAGATCATCACCTCGAACTCGCTGGGCACCGGCGCGATCTCGTGGATGAGCACGCCGATGCTGGCGGGCTTCGCCGTCGGTCGCGACTACGTGAGCACGCCGTCGTCCTGGAACATGGGCTTCGGCGTCGTGACGATCAACCCCAGGCAGAAGCTCGTGTCGCAACAGCTCGTGGTGGTCCACGAGAACTGGGCGAGCTTCGGTGGGCGTGTGTGGACGCCGACCGCGAAGGCACTCGCGCGACGCAAGGAGCAGTGGAGTATCTGATGGCTGACGAAAACGACGGACTGGACGACATCGCACGCGATGTCGTGGACGCCGCGCTGGCGAAGATCACGGGCGTCGAGCCCGGCGACGACGAGCTGCGCGGACCGATGGGCCTTCCGGGCGCGATGGGCGTCCAAGGCCCTTCGGGCGTTGATGGCGAGGACGGCGACGACGGCGACCAAGGCCCGCCCGGACCTCCCGGCCCCGAGGGTCCGCAAGGCCCTCCCGGCCCGCAGGGACCGCGCGGTCCGCAGGGCGAGATCGGCCCGCAGGGACCGATCGGCCCCGAGGGTCCGGTCGGGATGCAAGGCCCGCAGGGCGAACGCGGCCCCATCGGCTCCACCGGCCCCCAGGGGCCGCAGGGCGAGACCGGGCCGCAAGGCCCCCGTGGCCCGCAGGGCGAGCGCGGAGCGCGAGGCGAGCCCGGAGAGCAGGGCGAGCAGGGCATCCCCGGCCCGCAGGGTCCGGCGGGTCGTGACGGCATGGGCGGCGGGCGCGGCGCGCGCGGCCCGGCTGGGCCTCAAGGCCCCGCAGGCCCGGCTGGTCCCGCTGGCGCTGACGGAGCAGACGGCGCGACCGGCCCGCAGGGTCCGCAGGGCGACCCCGGCCCGACCGGAGCCACGGGTCCGACCGGAGCTACGGGCGCGACGGGCGCGACCGGCCCGCAGGGTCCGCAGGGCGACCCCGGCCCGACCGGAGCCACTGGCGCGACAGGTGCCACTGGTCCCGGCTACCTAGCGACCTCGACCAGCTCGGTCGCGATCGGCCTCGGCTCCAAGGTGTTCACGACGCAAGCCGGGCTCGCGTACTTGCCCGGCGATCGAGCGCGCGTCTCGAACTCCGGCAGCAACTACATGGAAGGCGTCGTCGCGAGCTACAGCGGCACGACGTTGACCGTGACGGTCGATCGTGTCGTTGGCTCGGGCACGTTCGCGAGCTGGAACATCGGCATCGCTGGCGATGTCGGCGCGACGGGCGCGACGGGCGCGACGGGCGCGACCGGCCCCGCAGGTCCGATCAGCCCCGGCTACTGGGGAACCTCGACCAGCTCGGTCACGGTCGGCACCGGCTCCAAGGTCTTCACGACCCAATCGGGCCTGTCGTTCGCGGCCGGAGATCGCGCGCGCGTGGTCTTCGACTCGACGACCTACATGGAAGGTCCGGTTGCGAGCTACGTCGGCACGACGTTGACCGTCACGGTGGACAAGATCAGCGGCTCGGGCACGCTCGCGTCGTGGAAGATCAACCTCGCATCGGACGTTCTGCTGCCGAGCGGACCGAAGGGCTACGGCCTGTTCAAGGCGTCGAACACGGACTTCGACACGGTTTGGCGTGATCCGTCGCTCGACATCTGCCTCGTGAACGCGGGCACCGGCAACCCGGACATCTCCGCTGGCGCAGACATGCGCTTGCTCATCAACAAGTTCGTCGGATCGTCCTTCAACGTCGATGCGACGAACCGCAAGATCGACATTCTCACCGGCGGCGTCTACATGGTCCAGGCCCAGGCGACGTTCGGAGTCCAGACCTCGACCGGCATCAACTCGGTCGGTATGCAGTTCCAGCGCAACGTCAACGGCGCCGGGTTTGCTGTACTCGGCAACCAGTGTCAGATGACGTGGGCCAACGGCGAGACCGGCAACAAGACGGTCACTTGCTCGTGGATCATCGTCTCGACGATGCCTCCGCAAGGCATCGACACGTCGGACGCGATCAAGTGCAACTTGATCCGCACCGTCGGCGCCGACGCGATCCCCAACCGTGAGCGCGCGACGAGCATCATGCTCGTCAAGCTCTACCCGCTGGTGGTGATCTGATGGACCTCACGCAGCCGTACCCCGACGAGCACAGCGAGCGCGCCTTCGCAGCGGCGAAGCGCGTGCTCTGCTGCTTGCACAAGGACTCGGACATCCCCGAAGTCCAGGCCGTCATCGCGATCGTGATGCCGAGCCTGGACTCCTACTGGAAGCGCATCGTCAACGACGCGCTCGGAGAGATCGACGCGCAGCTCGACGCCTTCGCCGACGATCTGGCGACGCCCTCGATCGACGCGCTCGCGCTGGCCCCGGAGAAGAAGCGAGACAAGCTGCTGGAGGATCTGATCCTCGCGCTGCTGCTTGCGCTCGAACGCCGGGCCAAGCAGCCGATCTCGCCCGCGGGCACGCAGCTTCTGCGGACCTCGGCCGAGACGCTGATGCGCGACGGAGCGAAGGACATGGGCGAGGTCATCGACTTCACCCGAGCCCCACTGCTCCCGCAGGCGGCGGTCGAGGATCTGCTCACGCTGATCCGCGGGCGCATCGAGCTGCGGCGCGACGAGATCACCTCGCTGCTCCGCACCTTCCTGACGCAGCGCAGCGCGCGCACGTCGATCGGGCAGTTGGCCGCAGCCGCTGGAGCCCCGAGTCGCGAGACGTGGCGCGCGGCGCTCCTGCACGAGCTGGGAGCCGAGACGCAGACGTGGTTGCCGTTCACGGTGGACCAGTGGGCCTACCGCTGGTTCAACATCGGCGGCTTCACCGCGGCTCGCCAGGGCGGCGTCATCGCGTTGCAGGCCGTCGCGACGATCGACCTCAAGACCTCGAACTTCTGCCGCTGGGTGAACGGGCGCGTGATCTCGATGGAGCGCGCCCAGCGACAGATCGACGCGCACGTCGAAGCCGCGCTCAAGGGCGACGTGCGAGCGCTGATCGAGAACTGGCCGCTGCTCAAGTTCCGCGGTGACGAGACGGCCGCGGAGTTCGCGGTGCAGTTCGAGCGCGTCGGTCTGCCGCCGTATCACGGCCGGTGTCGGACCAAGACCAAGTTGATCCGCCTGCGCTGATCCCTCTCGGGAACATCGAGACGAAAGAGAAGGCCCGGCAGCTCTTGCGAGTGCCGGGCCCTCTCGTTGCTCCCGAACGGGATCAGGACTTCGTGTACTCGATCACGGCGAAGCTCGCCGTGAACGCACTCTGGTTGCCCGTCGAGCGCGTCGAGACGTTCGTGGTGTCGCAGTCCAGCTCCACCACGTCGGTCAGCGTCGCGTCGGCGTACGGCAGCGGGCGCTGCGTCGTGCCGCTACCGGAAGCCATGCCGCGCAGCGAGACGACGGTGAGCAGTCCCGTGATCCCGTGCGCCGTGTTCTTCGTGGCAGCGTTGGGCAACGCTCCCATGTCGATCACCTTCCGGTAGATTTCCTTGCCGTCCGTCCACACCGCGCCCGTGCGCATCTCCGTCGCGCTGAATGCGTTTCGGAACTTTCGCCAGAGCTTGTAGAGCGCGTCGCGCGATCCACCGGGCTTCGCTTGCATCTCACCAGCAGCCATCTAAGGTCTCCTTGAAGAGGTCAGTGTTGCCCGGAAGCGCCGGGCGCGCAACGGAGCATCAGATGAGATGCCACGTCGTTCCATCGCAGTAGAGGCGAAGCACGCCGTACTGCACCGTGATCGTCGCGGTGGCGGCACCGTCGATCGTCTCGGCTCCACTGCCGTCGATCGTGAGCGTGCCAGCCACCAGGGTCTTGAACGTCAGCGTGCGCCCGCGCATCGTGGTCGCGGTGGGCAGCGTCACCGTGTAGGGCAGCGTGCCCGAGCAGGTGATGATGTCGGCGACCTCCGCCGTCGTCAGCGTCACCGCGCCGGTGATGTTGCGCGAGATGGTGCGCTGCTGATCGAAGGCGTGCCAGTTCGTGCCGTCCGAGCGGTACAGCGTGTAGCCGTAGACCGTGTGGTTGACCCACACGAGGCAGCGATCGTAGCTCGCGGCCGGGAACGTGCTCTGGAGGTTGGCCTCGGTGAGCGACGCGCTCTCGTGGATCGGAAGCGGACCCTTCATCAGCGTCTCGAAGTCGGTCTGCGCGAACGCATCCCAACCTTCGAGGCCCTGGTCAATGTCAATCAGAAGCGGACGTGCCATGTCTTAGACCTTTGTAAGGTGAGTCCAGGATCGGAAGCGCACGATCATGGAGATCCTACGCTGCGAGACACCAAACTGTCTCGCTAGTTTTTCTTGAGTGAAGAGACCGCTAGCATACAGCAGACGGATCTGTTGAACTTGTGCTGAGGACAACTTCGCCCGACCGTGCTCTTCGCCTCGCAGCACGACTTCTCGACCCTTCGAGATCATATCATCCCTGTTGTCCTTCTTGGTGCCAAGGAAGAGATGCGAAGGCTCGATGCAGGGCGGGTTGTCGCAGGCATGACAGACGCAGAGGGTCTTGATGCTCTCCCACGAATGCTCTGGATGCGCCAGCAGGAAGGCCGCACGATGAGCTTTCCGCGTCTTCCCTGCGATCCGAACTTCCCCGTAACCATCGTCGTTACGACGGCCTTGAAACTCGATGCAGGGTTTCATACTTTCACCACCGTCATCTCGATGGGATCGGAGGCGAAGCCCCCGTTCGTCAGTGTGACTCGAACCTTGAAGCTCGACGGCTCGCTGCCGAAGTCGCTCACGAGGTTCGCGTTCGTGTAGGTGTACGTCGAGCTGGTCTGGCTCACGGTGCGCTTGACGACGTTGCCGGTCGTCAGGAACTCCAGCGTGAACGTGCCGACGACCGGCGAGACCGCCGTGACCGTGCCGGACGACTGGAGCCCCGCGCCTGTCTTCGGCAGCACCGTCGAGCGGTAGCCCCACGCGACCGAGATGTCCTGCCCGGTGGCGTACGCGGGCGCAGCCTTCACCGGAGCGGTGACGTGCAGCGCGATTGGGTTCATCGGCGTCGTGCCCTTGCCGCGCAGCACGGTCGCCACCGGCGAGACGCTGGAGAGCGGGAGCTGGCCGGACGAGGCGTTCGGCTGCGTCTTCGCGTACAGGTCTTCGTTCGGCACCAGGAGGATGTCCTGGATGAACTCGATGGCCGTGTTCTCGAAGATGAAGACCTTGGCGCCGACCGGGTGCGTCACGCGCATCGTGTCGTAGCGCGCGCGCACGAGGCCGTCGAGACGGTAGCTCGCGCCGCCCAGCGACGTGACTTTCTGCACGAAGCAGATTTCCACGCCCGCGGTGCTGGAGATCACGCAGAGCTGTCGCCCGAGCATCCAGTTGGTCGTGTCGGCCGTGAGATCGAGCGCCGTCGCGATGTCCGGCCCGAGGGCGTCGAACGTCACGCTCTGCGCTTGGTACTTCGCGCTCGTGGCGTCGAGCTGCTGCGTCAGCGTGCCGCCGGTCTGCACGTTCAACTCGGTGCCGACCAGGGTGTAGGTCGAGTTGTCGCGCGAGATCCAGAGGTCGGCGCTGATGATCTGGTTGTGCGCGCGCACGCGCGGGATGATGACGGTCATCGGGTCGCCGTTGAGCAGGTACTCCGGCACCTCGACGACCTCGAAGATCGGATCGGCCTCGACGGGCTCGAAGTCGGTCCCCGCCCCGCCCTCGCTGTTCACGAAGTCGGACTCCTTCGTGCCGTAGTAGTCGATCATGCACTTGAGCTTGACCGCAGACGACAGCGGATCGAACTCGACGCCCACCACGCGCAGCGTGTCAGGGATGCCGTCCATCGTGATCGCAGTGCCAGGGATCAACGTGCGCGCGCCGCGCCCCGCGTTGTACGTCACGACCGCAGCGCCCGCCAGCTCTTCCTGGCTGCGTCGATCGGCGATCGTCGCCGCCGGGGCGAAGTTCACCACGGTCGGCACCTCGACGACGCGCGACCGCTGGTTCTCCTCGAACGAGGCTTGGCCGTCGTCGTCGATCGCGATGGTCATGTCGCCGAAGCTGTGCTCGCGATCGGTGAACTTGAACACGAGCTTGTCCACCGCGCGCTCGCCGTGGTTCGACTCGACCTCCGGCAGCGCCACGACCTGCGCGCCGATCGCGATGTTCGGCAGCGTGCCGGTCGGCTCGCGCAGCATCACGAACTTGAGCTTGCCGCTCGCCGTGTCGATCGGCAGCACGGTGCCGTAGTCCTGGAGGAACGCGGCGAGGAACGCGCTCGCCTTCTCGCCGTTGCGGCCGATGTAGGACGAGCGGATGTTGCTCGCCTCGGCATCGAGGCCCAGCGCTTCGAGCGAGTCGATGTCCCACGGCTCCGGGTCGCCCTGGTCGAGCCCGAGCCCCTGCGGCCACTGCGCGTACAGCACCTCGGCGATGCAGTGCGCCGGGTTGAGGCCGTCGTCCGGCAGCTCCTCGTAGGTCTGCATCGTGCCGGAGTCGTTGGCCCCCGTGACGCCGCCGTAGAGGTAGATGTTCGTGCGCGTCTCGAAGATCGGCGCTCCGTTGAGCGGATTCGTGCCCGTCTGGACCTGCACCGTTTCCGAGTCGAG